GTGTGAACTTCAGCTCCATCGAACCACTGCCGATAGCCTGTGCATCTGCCGTGCCTGTCGTTGATCCCGTCGTTGCAAGCAGGATGAGCTGAGCGTTCTGCATCACAAAGCTAAAGCCGACGTCGACTTGCTTCTTGCCGAAGATGAGCGCGGCAAGCACAATGCTTTCCGTCTGAGGGCCATTGACATTGTTCTTCTGCTGGATGTCAAAGCTCTCAATGGCAAGTGCATCGCCTGTCGTTGAGCCATTGATGGTCCATCCGCCGCTGGTCGAGGTGTAAAAGAAGGGCTGGTGGTTTTCGTAGCTGACCGTTGCAGGACTGCCCTGCACGCTGACTGCAATGCCCATCCAGGTGACTTCGTAGGCAAGAAGCTCTCCTGCTTTGCTGCTTCGTTTGATGGAGTCCACCTTGCAGTCACGGACGCGCATGGTAAGCCCCGCAGCGCCACTGAGGCTACCAATGCCGACCTCGATCGTGTAGTACGGGCTATCGACTTGATCGATCAAGGTATGCACAGTGAAAGCCCTGACAGCCCCCGCAGAAGTGTGGGCAAGTTTGAGGGCACCGCCGTTGTAGGAAGAGTCAACATTGAGGGTGTAAGGTCCCGATCCCGTAGCAGGGATATCGAATATGGCGATTTCTTCGGTTGCTGTGCCGGGTTCGATGACAAGCACAATGGTTCCACTGCCTGTCAGGCCTGTCTGCGCTGCCAATGAGATGCTCGTTGCACCCACCAAGGTATTGGCACTGAGTGTCGTTGCAACCGATGCTGGGGTCAGGGTATCTGACGCGGTTCCCATGGCGGCAGCTTCGGTGAAGCCAAGCTCGATCGGGCGCGGGTTGAAGACCTCCGTGACCTTGACTTCCTGTTTCTCTTTGATGACCTGCGAGAGGTGGTCACTGCCATCGCCTTCCCAGATTTCTTTGGCGGTGACATCCCATCCAATCTTTGAGCCATCAAGCCACCGAATGAAGTTTGTCGGAGCTACAGGCGTTCCTTGCACGGATTGCTTGGCACGCCCGAAATAACTGTTATCATTGCGTATAGGGAGCGTTGGCATGTGTTATACCTCTTCTGCACTTTCTGCTGCATGGCCAGCTTCGGTTGCATAGCCTTCAGCGATTTGCGGTGCGACGACCTCTGAAAGTGTCGAGACTTCGGTGGGATCAGAGACCTGCGTGGCTTGCTCAACGCGCCTCCCCGAAGATGTGATCTCTTCGAAGTCTCCTCTGCCAGAATGGTGCTCATATCCGATTTGCGCCCGTTCCTCTTCCGTGAGGTCAGCGTGCTCTGCCTTGACTTTCTTGCCTGTTCCTATGCGCTCGCTATCCTTTTCGCGGCGTGGATCATGCCACCATGTTTCCCCGCGTGCTTCGCTCTCGTTGATGTGCAGGGTGTCTCCCTTGCGGATGCGCAGGGATTTCAGGGGTTTGCCTTGAGCATCAAAGTAGGGCCTTCCGGCAGGTGAAAGCACGATTTCATGCTCTGCGATGTACCTTGCAGGGACCTTTCCCTTGAGAAGCGGATTGTCTGACATATGCAACTCCTTTCAAGAGGTCATTATTCAATTTCGTCATAGGGTGGGATGCTGATTAATAATTCCATCGTTCGATAAATAAGCTTTAAAGGTGCAGCACTCTCATCAAATTCGCCTTTATAGGGTGAAAGTGTTATTCTCGGAATAGCTCGACTTTGCTGCACGTGTCCACTTCCAATCAATCCCTCATTCTTGCTTACATTGCTTTTCATAATTTCAAGGTCTGCTGCGATGTTGGCACGGATCTCATCGTGCTGCGATGGCTGCGATGTCCACTTGTCGTAGTACTCGACAATGGCTAGCAGGGTGCCTTCGTAGTGATTCGGCGAAATCCTATTGTATGATTGCGACCCTGACGAGAGATGCAATGCGGGGAATTGCGGCCCCTGTGTCATCTCAAACTTTTTCTGTACATAGAACTTCGGCGGTGTCGGCGATATCGCTGCTTGAAGCATTGCCATCCGGGTATTAGCAAGGAGCACATTGCCTAGCGCATTCAAGATGACGATATCAGTGTTGGGATTAGCCACGTGCGTCTACCTTGATTGTGATCGTCTGGCTAGGGTCAACTACCACAGAATTACCCCAAAGAGCCCCTGAGCAGACCGATGCTAGCGGGTTTGGGTTAAGTGCTGTCATGTTGCTAACAAGCGTCTGCGGTCCCATTGACGGAACACAACCATTTATATTTACCTGTTGGGTTATCTCATGACCGCAATGTGGACAATGCATCTCTTTGCTCCTTCTTAATAATCCGCTGCCTCTTGCAATGCTTCATAGATTGCATCGCTTACCGTCGCATTGATGTCCTCGTCGGCCACATCGGTGATCGGCGATACGAAGTCATTGGGTTCCATGCCTGCTACGCTTGGCACGGGATGTGCAGCGCCTTCCCAGTACAAAGCTTTCTTGACCTTCGGGTAGATCCTCTGATGCAGAGGCCCGTAAAGTCCCGTGCCTTCTGTGACGTAGCCAAGCTTTGTTGGCTGGGTTGTCTTCACGGTCATCGTTGAGTCTTCCACGCTTGCATTGAAGCTCTCTGCGAGTGGCCCTGATGCATCGCCTTCCGGTGAAGACCCACTGCTGCCTTGCCCGCGTGGAGCTGCACTTGCTAAGTCCTGGACCATGGCATTCCCTGCCTCATCCAGGCTTGCCTTGATCACACTAGGCAAATCGGCGCGAAGCTGCGCAAGGCCTTCGAGTTGTCGCTGCAGAGCATTGCCCATGGTGATCTTAAGCATCTATTTGTGCCTTTTGTGTGTATGTGTCGTTTTCCGATGTGTCGATGTGTGCCGCTTATGGGTATGTGTGCTCTTGCTATGCGATGTATGCCTCTTATGGGTATGGCCCATACTCTTTGCCCTCCTTGCTTATTGCGCTTGCCCACCGCCTGTCACACGCTTACAGTAAAGCTTTCTGTGAGCCAATGGCCCCGCGGCGCTGTTCTGCGGAAAGATCACAGTAAGCGTCTCGTTGGCCCCCAGCTCGTCCCAAGGTGTATACAAAGGCGCGTCGATGAGTGTGACCTTGGTGATCGTGTCCTCTGCTACGATATCCGTGCCAGCCTCAACCTTCACCAAATAATTGCTCGTAAGTGCTGCCTCTGGCATTGTTCGGTAGTCAATGTCCGTCATTGGTCCTGCGTGCGCCTCGATCTCGCTGAGATACTCCGACGGCGCTGAAGTCCCTGTACTTGGTGAATACTCCGACCTCGACGTCCAGATCAGCACATTTGGGAGGACAACAGGCATAGCTCTACTCGACTTTCAAGGGCAGAACAACGTGCAGAGCTGTGAGCTTGTAGCTTTCCTCTTTATGCCATTCACCTTCCTTGTGACCCTCGCTTGCCTCGAACTTCGCAATGAGATCAGGGATATCCAGGCCTTCTGCGGTCTCAGGGATATCCGGCGATGAGACCGTGATATGCAGTCGGCCTTGGTCTCCATGCTTGACCTGCTCAACTTGGTAGGAAGCAGGGAGCTTCAAGAGATCCTTGACATCGCTATGGCCTTTTCCGTGTGCAAACCACTCTGACCCATGTTTCGCGTCGATTTTGATAATTGCTTTACCCATACTGTTATTTCTCCTAAGCAACGGGAATACCTTGATAATCGAAGAGGCACGCAGCGGCCTTCTCGCAGAGTGCCTCGACCCGTGTTACCCCTCGTACTTGCCTGATCCTCTGGATTTGCTGATCCCCGCTCTTGGCAAGATCTAATCCGCCCATTCCCTGCTTGCTCAAAGCTCGCTCTTCAAGCAGATCCGTGACTTGTTTGATCGTTGCCTCACGGACAGCATCAGGAATGGTCGCTGTGTAGTCCGCTGTGATCGTTGGGCTCCCTGTCTGCTCCGTGTTGAAGGTCACGCGGCCTTCGGTGTAGTTCACTGAGTAGAGCGATGAGCTGACAATGGACCCATTGCTATAGACCACAGGTGGCACGGCAGGGAGCTGATTGGGCTGTATGTGCTTCGCTGCCTGATAGCTGCTTGCCCAAAATCCACGAACAGCTTGGTAGTTCTTGTTGTCCCCGACGTTAATCAGCGCCTCACCAAAGAATGCATTGTAGAAGCAGCAAAAGCAGTCCATCTGTATCAAGGGATTGGAAAGGCCTAGTTGCAGAATGACAGGACTCAACGAATAGGTGATGGCTTGGAGTGGCACAATCTCGACATACCCCGCAAACGGTGCAATCACTGCATCGCCTGGATTGATCGTGGCATAGAAACCACTGCCATCCTCGCTGAGATTGGATACCTGTATCCTGTACCGCGCCACACTCTGAATAGGCACGGGATGGCTTGGGAAGCGGATTTGACGTTTTTTGTCATCCCACTTCTGTTCGAACCAGACATTGTGAGGCTCAAACCCGCCGACTTTCATGTCGAACTTCATGAAGGCATCCACGGCAGTCTCAGCGCGTGCAATGTAGTTATTCAATGAGATATCAGTGATCCCACTCAAGGAAACACCTGTATCCTGATCTTTATACATTTGCACCGAAAGGTATTTCATTGCCGTTTTGCCTTCTATGCCACTAGACTAGCGCATGGTTCCAACTATGCCGCTCTGGACTGGTGTTGTGAGGCACCTGCGTTGCGGTCTCCAATTGACCATCCCTGTCATAGGTCAGATCTGCGAAGGCATTGCCGTTCTCTTCCGTGAGATTGGTGATGGTTGCCTCATGGATTTGACCGTCTTGGTCGATATAGTTTGCCTTGTCGCCTTCTGCTGTTTCTCTGTTATTGATTATCATGCGTTGCTTTCCTTGCTATGCGCTTCTATCATGGAACCACACGGTAAAATCACCCGGAGTGCCCGACAACGTATAGAATAGACCCCTGTTTATTCTGCCTTTGTCGATCTTCGTGTCATTGCCTGACGCTGGTTTGATCACGGCAATGGCAGTGCCTGCAGGGGTTGCGTTGGGATTGCCGTCGTAGAGCGTGAGCACAACGCTCGTCCCTGGATCATTGACCACGACGTCGCCGATATCCACCGTGCGCTGCGAACTAATGACATAGCCCCCGCTGTGGTTATTCACAAAGTCGGCAGTGAATGTCGAGGATGTCACGGATTTGACCAGGACGTCCTCGAATGTTCCTGTGCCACCTGAGAAGTTGAGCCACCTGCCGGGCGTAATATTGGTCATGTCGGCAGGCGTGACGACCACATTGCTTCCTGCAGTGATGGTCGTCACTGATGTCGTTGCCACATTGTTGCCAATGGCGGCAGCGGTTGATTGGACAGCCGTGATATGGGAAGGCCTGTATTGCCAATGAGACATCATGGCCTCCTAGCCCGCAAAGCCGCGTCCTTGCGCAAGCACCATGTCCAGCTGCACAGTTACCGCCGGACTTGCCAAGCCTGTGCTGTTCGAGCTCACTCGCTTGAACGTGATAATGTCGCCTGGGTGGATACTGTTGGCAGTGTACTGCGTCGCAATCTCATGGGGCGTCAAGGCGGTCTCATTGGTCCCCGATGCGTAGGTCACACTTGCAAGTGGAGCAGAAACCACATTCCATGTGCTTGAGTGAGTATTGGCAAAGGTAGCCGTGAAAGTCGTCGCAGTCTTGCTGGTCACAATGACTGTCTCAGCGCTTGCCCCTGCATCTACAAGCAAAGCTGTGCCAACCGCGATATTTGTCATGCTGCCAGGGGTGATTTCTACGCTTCCCGCTGCACCCACAGCAGTCGAGGTTGTGGTACTTACCAGCAGAGCTCCTGCTCGTTTTTGCAAGACCTGCCATGTGAAATTGTTGGTTGCCGCGCCTGTGAGATTGGCCTCTGTCACAAGGTTGACCAAGCGTGCACGGAGATCATTGAGTGGCAGTGCGCCCGCCTGGCCTGTCCCTGCAAGCTTTGTCAGGTCTGGTACCACACCCAGCACATGCTCATAGTCAGTCGCCGAACCTGCCGTGGCAGATGGGATAAGCATGGCAGGGAAACCAAGCGGATAGTCCCTGTGGAGTCCAATGAATTCAGAGATCAGCGCCATGACTACCTCCGTGTCTCTGGCAGGTGCTTGCCAAGATTATCAATGAGCTCTTTGAGACGTTCAGCGCCAAGCTGCGTTGCCAAGGCTTCAAGGTCAACCCCTGCGAGCTGCGACATGAACTGCTCAACTGGCATCGGCTTGATCCCTGTAGCCCGTGCAAAGTCTGCTTCGGTTGCATCACTTGGAAGCACAGCCTGGATGCTGATCTTTCCGCAGATTTGATCGTTCTTGCCGTCGGCCCGTGTGCCACGTTGCCAATGCTTGACAGTGCTGTAGGGGACATTGCGAGCAACGCCTCCCTTGAAGAGGACCTTATCAACGAATTGCTTTGATTCTGGCAGGACCTTGTTCCACCCATAGAGGACAGTGACCTTCTCGTAGTCCTCGAATTCCTTGGGCTTCTCCAAGACAGCAGTGGCGGTCCCTGCTTGCGTTACCTCGTCACCCTGCTTTTGTTCGTTCTCTTTTTCTTTGCTAGACATTCTCTGTATCTCCCAAGAGGGGCGCGATGCCCCTCATTGCATTCCTTGAAAATCAGTGGCTTACGATGCTAAGCGGCGAACCTTTGTGCAGAAGGACGGAGCAGCTATTTCAAGCCCAAACATCCCAAAAATTATCCACCTGGATGATAGGACACCATCAACACCGGAAGGTATTTGAAGCACGGTGAAGCTTTCGCTGTACAGCCATGGGATAGCGATGTGATCTTCGTCTAAGATATAAATATCCTCGACTAGGGCACTATCACTTGTGCGGTTGTAGGTGCCGCCTGTAGAGCCTGGGAAGGGGATGATCAACAGCTCATCCTCAGAGTAGGTCAAGGAAGAGACACGGGTACCAGGGATCAAATCCCTGAGATTGGCAGAGGCGTCGTATCTCACGTTCGACATCTGTTCGTCATCAAAGGCTTGCTTCGAATTGAGAGACATAAAGGCAAGCTTCGGAGTGCCGCCGTTGTTCGCAGCTTGGGTTGCACCGAAGCGTAGAGACTCCGTGATGTTCAAAGACGAGACATCGACCTGCGTTGCACCATTGCCAGCGAATGAGCCAACAGATCCGAGCACGCCACGGAAGCCATCAAAGCCGTTTGCGTTGTACTTTCCTTTTTCGGTGGTTGCGTCGGCAGACGGTGTATTCGAGGCATTGCCTTGCAGGATAAAGTACTGGATATCCTGTGCGAGCTTGACCATTCCATTCAAATCTGTTACCTCGTAAGCTTCCCTGCCTACGTGACTACCTCATTTCTGGGTAGTTCTGCACCTTCATTTAGGTTATACGTGCAGTTCGGACTATATCATCCCTTTCGGGTCTCGCGTGTAGTCTCTAGGGAGCCCCTTTCGGGTTTCCTCGGGATTGCGCTCCTCAGCGGTTTCCCCGATATAGCGAGATTTGCGCATATAGCAGCCTATTGCTCTTCACTTAAGATCTGTCGAAACAGTTCAACATAGTGAAGTTCTCGATTTTTGATTTTTGTGTGACACTTTTTGCAAAGAGTGATCCCGTTCTCAAGATCGTGTCCACCTCCCTGTTCGACAGGAAGGATATGGTGTATCTCAAGTTTCCAGGCATCGGAACATTCACATCGAGGCATTTTGCAGCGATATCCATCGCGTTCTAGGATAGCATGGCGTTCAGCGGCACTGAACTCATTCCCAAAACGTGTTGTTGGTATGGCAGTACGTTCGTAAGTGCGATTGCCGCCTTGGCGCTTCCCTGTACGGGCGGGAACACCATAGGCTTTCATCCATCGCTGCACGGTTGTGCCGCTTACCTGATACTGCTCTGCAATTTGCCGACGGCTTAACTTTTGCTCAATATAGAGATGCTCTAGCTCCTCTTTGGAAAGAGGAATTTCACGTGGCATATTTATCAAAGGTCGCTCGGGGTCTAACCCATAAGTCTTGATTAGTCCCGATACCTTGCCGTGATGGCATCCATATTGAGCAGCTATGCGTACAGATGTTAAGCCTTGGACAACGTGAAGTTCATGTAAAAGCTCTTTGCTCAAAAGCTTCTTCACGGGTACATACCGCTTTCGCGGAATATCATAGTCTACAAAAAGCTTGTGAAGAGTAGCTTTGCCATAGCCAAGCTCCTTGCCAATGGACTCCCAGGTACGCCCTGATTCTCGCTGTTCTAAGAGCCATTCCTTGGTTGGGCGCTCTTTACGATAGCGTATATTTCTTACTGGGATTCCGTGCTTGCTTAGCGCGTAATAAACAATCGATTCGGTTGTGTTTAAGCGCTTTGCAACTTCTTCTACGGCTAGACCTTCTGTTACGTAAAGTTGCTCTAAGGGTGCCTTGTCAATAGTCGGCACGGATTTTGCCCGTCTTGGAATACCATAGCCCTTTAGCAAATTATGAATAGCGAAAGGATGGCATTCTACCATGTCGGCAATTTTCCTTATGCTTAGCAACTCTACTGTGTACATACGCTCTAACCAAGCCTTTGTAGGCTGTCCGCTTGCATCAAGTTCGATATTTTTAAACTCATCCATGCAAGCAGTATATACCTTACACGTTCAAAAGTCGAGATGTGCAACCTTTTAGGCTACCATACGGGGCCAATGTTGTTTAGCCATTTCGGTCAACTCTGGACTGTACGATGGTGGACTACCGCCAGCTTCAACAGCGGCAATCTCTTTAAGTGTCACGCCGCGCCCAGTGCCGAAGACTGCAATCGGAAACGTCAGCTTGTCATAGCTGCCAGATGTATAGTTAACTGATCCCGTCTCTGTGATCACAGTTGATCCAAGCGATCCAGTGTCAGGCGCAGTAACCCTCGTTGCTTGGTGCACTAAACCATTCGAAGGTTTTTTGGCAATGCGCTCAAAAACAGGAAACCGCTTAATAAAGATGCTATGGAGCGTCGGCTCTAGATCTTGACGCAAAAGAACGTTTCCGGTGGTTCCGTTCGTTGAGTCCAAGATGCTCTTAATGCTGTTTGGAACAATGGGAGAGCTATGAATTTCACCGAGAACCTTTGATGTCAAGCTGCTCTCATCGCGAATTGCGGGGGCGTTGTTGATCAGGTGTTTGAGTTGCTGTTTCAGCTCATTCTCGGTCATCGTACGGAGGTTCTCGTTGATGATCCTCTGCCGATCCTGAGCATATTTGGTGTCGTGCGGGTGTTGCACGGCAGTGAATGTATTAGACACGATGTAGCTCCTTGTTCCTTCAAGGATTGCACCGTTGTGTCGAGGCTTTCATTGGATGAGGCCTGTCATAAGCGCTCTTGGCTATGATGGCAGGATCTCTTCCTCAGCTGCTCACGTGGCGTGGGCTGTAAGTAGTGTTGTTGTGAGAATAGTACAACCTATCGCAAGGTGTTGTCAAGGCCTATCCAAGAATACAAGGATAGGCCCTAACTTTGCCTTACGCAGGGACGTTCAATGGATCGTCATAGCAGGGAACACAGGCCTCTTTGCCATCCCTGTATGCCAAGCATTCAGCGCCATGCATGTACTTGCGCTGGTCACTTGTGAGCTCTGGGCGTACCCCGTCCTGGATGGAGCCGCCGACGCCTTCGGGCCACTTGCGATAGTTCATGACTTCGCCGCTGCCGAGTGTGCGCGGCACGACAATGGTTGCCTTGAGTGCCTCATCGAGAGACCATCGCCGCTCATTGCTATTCATAGACGCAGCAGAGAGCGCCTTGAAGTCATCGTAGGTCGCTACGTCGCCGTTCTGTTGCACACCTCTACGCAAGAGGGTAGGTTGACCCAAGGGAACATTAGCAAGCTTGGCAAGATGCTCCTCTGCCGCTTTGGCTCTCTCTTCAGCGGCCTTGGTTTGTGCCTGGATATCCTTGAGTTGCCTCTGCGTCTCCTTGAGTGCCTTGGGATCGATACCGTTCTTTACTAAGACATCGACAAGGGCAGCAACATCTTTTCGAAGATCAGTAACTTGCACATGCAGTGGGCCAATCTCTGATTTGATGTCCAGCAGTTGTCCGAACTGCTTCTGCTCATCACCCCCATTGCCATCATCGGGATTATCAGTGCTATCCCCATCGTCGCTGCCTTCGGAAGCTTCCATTTCTTTGCAGGGATGGAAGCTTGATTTGCACATCTGGACCATGCCATCATGGAGAGATTGGAGCTTTTCACGGTTCTCTTTGCTAAATTCAGAGCCACCCTTGGTCACTTCCACGAAATTCAAGGTCTTGGCAATGACTTCCTGGACTGACTCAGGGGTCAGCTCAGGGAAGGCCTTGGGGGCAGCGATCTGTCCTTGCGCGTCAAGGACGAGCTGGGGTTGACCAAGCTCAGATGCTAGCAGATTATACATCTGTACTTTCAAAGCGTCGGCGGGACTTTGCTTGACCCCGTGCTCCTCTGCTTTGGCCTCAACGGGTGACTCTTCCTCGACTTCAACGGATGTCTCTGTTACTTCAGTGTCAGCATCGGCATTGTCAGCAGTGGCTGTCTCTTCGGAAACAGTGATCTCCTCTGCTTCTTCCTTGATATCCGTGTCCACGCTCTCTATAGGATCAACACTCTTGATTTCTGTCTTCTCAGTTTGGTCCACGGTGGTTTCCTCCTTTACGGCGGGCTTTGCAATACGCGGCATCTCAATGCCTTTTGCCATGAGAGCAGTGACCTCATTGCGATTGAGGACCTGAGACTTCTGTGATCCCTTGGTGCTCATCGCGAACATTTTTTCGGCAGGGAGCCACTCCACGCGTTGATTTGACGTTGGCCGTGCCGTGACCCGTTCAAGGTCTTTGCGTAGAGGTTCATTGCTCATTTTCTTGAGGTATTCCTCGTAGGCCTTGGGGTAGAGCCCTTTGACGGCAGGGGCTAAACGCAGCGCTTCATCGCCGCGGTCCTGGGATGCCAAGCGCTCAAAGAGGCCCTTCGCTGCCATCTCGACCCAGCAACGTTGATTGGCAGGGATACCAACGACCGACCACTCCAAGGTTTGCACGTGAGTGATGATGAGTGGGGGATACCAACTATGCCCATCGTCGTTCTCTTCATCGATCTCGCATTCGAGAACCATGCAGCCGATGGAGCACCCAAGCTTCCTATTGTTCTTGACCAGCTTCAAGGTCTGAGCAGCTGCAGGATTATCCATCTCCACATCGCTTTTAATGTGGATATCAGCAATACCATTTTGCAGCTCCAACCTTGGTGATTCCATGAGGGACCCAAAGAGATCATTGGGAACATCGTAGCTATGATTGAGCCAAATAGTGAGTCCAGGCTCGACCGTCGCCATGTCAGAGAGTGCACTGATTGCCATGGTATCGCCATGCAGGTCTCTCTCAGTCGAGCTGCCGATCATGCGCACGATGTTCCCTTGCTCAGGATCGATCTCCATGGCGCTGGTGTGGATTTTGAAATCCGGTGTGACCAAAGGGCCGCCCGCCGTGAGCAGACCTGCAGACGATATCTTCATAGTGAACTACTTACCTTTCTTGCTAGTATCAGGAACCGATGGAAGCTGAACAGTATCAGCGGTTGTGCTGTTGTCAGTGCTAACCTCTGCTGTGCTTGTCGATGCCTCACTCTGCGATGCAGGGGCCACAGGGATAGGCTGTGTGGTCTCAGTGCTCTCTGGCTCCACTGCCACAGGTGCAGGCGCTGCAGGCAGATCAGCAGGGCTTTCCGGTGTGGTGAACGGACCAAACATACGAGGCTGATTGATCCCGTTGGCCAAGTGGACAAAGAAGTCCTTGACTGCTTCCCAATCTTTACGTGGGTCCAGAATGACTTTAAGTGTAGCGACTTTCGAGCCGTTCTCTTCGCCGACATGGACACCGAGGACCTCCTGGATATCGTCAGCGGGCTCAATGACGTCATTTCTGTTTGAATGAAACATGTGTTTTACTCCTTGTTGTTTGATGTGCTTGCCTCTTGGCAAGGGATAATAGTTGGGAAAGGAATAGCAATCGTTGAGCCACCCGTTGAAATGCGAGGAGGCTCAAAGAGCTGCCGCCATGCCATCTCATAGCTTTGCCAGGACATTCCAAGCAAGGCCATGGCTTTCGCGGCCTCTGGGTGCTCTTGCCTGAAATCTTCAAATGATTGGGTCAAGGGTCACCTCCTCTTGGGTAAAATGAATACCATGACCTTGGGAAAGGGATCGCTGGACTTTGAAGTTCGCTGATATCCACTGGCAGGGGCCTCGAAAGCTTCTCGATGACCATGCGATCGTAGGCTTCACGCCATTCCTCGTAGTCCATGTCGGCAGTGATACCTAGGGCTTTTGCGATATTTGGATGGCTCTGCTTAATGTTTTCGAAGTGCTGGGTCATGGACTCAGCTTCTGCAAAGACTTCGCTCATGATTAATGGCCTTATGTCGTTCATTGCTCGTTATCCTCCTTTCATAACTATCACCTTGCGATGAGGGCAATTTGAGTGAGATGGCAGTTCAATATCGTCTGCCTCATCGAAGTCGAAGCGCTTCCCTGCTATCTCTTTGCATGCATCGCATACTGCCTCATCGGGTTGTATCTCGACCTCAATGTCATCCAATGTCACCCCATCAGGTAGCTCAATGTCCTCATCGATGAGATCCAAGATCCATTGGTCGATCCCAGCATTGGCTCCTGCTCCACAGGTATAATTTGCGATCTGCTCCGACTTCCACGCTGCCCTCGTTGTTGCCCACGTTGCAAGCTCTGTCCTTGCAGCGCCCTCACAGCCATCAAGGCTGTCGTGGTTACTCATCCATCCCGCCACAAAAGCTGTTGCCACGGCCTCTAGCTCGCTCTTGTAGGTCGAGGCAATGCTCTCAGCGTCTTGCTCCGAGCTATCCTTGATGTCTCCTTGCAGATCACTGTCCGGTTCCCAATCCGTGCTTGCTCCGACGGTATCGCTGGACTGCTGATAGGATGCCTTGGCAGAGTCTGTGCGTCCGGTGATGATCAAGGCTGTCATGGCCGCAATGTCTGCCTTGGAAAGCAGGAAGGCCGCGACAAGCAAGGCAATCAAGGCCTTTTCATCGCTGGTCATGGGTTGCCAGGCCATTCGGTGAGATCAGGGACAAAGCTTACTAACTCTTCTAGGGCTGATGCAGATTGCGGAATTCCCATAACATGACCAGCAAAGTCATAGAAGCGACGGGTTATAATCTTTTGCCAAGCGGGGATACACTTACCGCGCCACGTTTTGCCTTCTGGAATACCTCCATTGAAATCACGACGAATAGCCGCCTCTAGCTCATCCCAGAGCAGCTTTGCAAACCCTGCAAACTGTGTGTCGCGGGGATCTTGTAGCACCTCCAACGCTTCCGACCCAGCGCAATCATCGCTTTCCTCTGCAAGCTCCTTGATCCCCATGTTCACTTTGCATGCCTTGTCCTCCTCTTTGATGGCAGAGACGCCATTGATCAAAATGTCCGATAGAGAGATGGTCCTCGTTTTGAAGTCCTCGCTGTTCTCATTGAGATAGCAGGGTGTCACCGTAGGCAATGCCTCTCCCGCTGCGATCTCAGGGATATCAAGGCAAGAGACAATGATCTCTGCAGAGTCACGATAGGGGCCATAGATAGGCTTGTGCACTCTTTCGACTGTGTACCGATCAGGGAGAAGCAATGCCTCCTTGAGCTTGCCAAGGTTGATCAATGCAGGGTCAATGGTCAGGTCAAAGTAATCCTTGAATGCAGAGATAGGGTTGACGCAGATAATACCTTGCGGCATGGTCTTCTCCTTCCTGCTAATTCAGTCCCTTGAGTGACGATAGGGGCCATAGTCGGTACTGTACTGTTGCTAGCCCTGCCTGGACAACGGCTTGCACTACCTGCTCACTGCTCTTGTAACATGCTCCTGCTTCATCAATTGGAACATCAGCATTGTCATTCACGATAATTCCCTCTTTCCAGTAAAGAGCGTTGACTTCTTGCTGATTGAGTTGTCGCTTCGCAGCGCCACGGGAAAGCCTCCTGCCAGCCCCGTGATTTACAGAGAATGCCGATTTTGCAGCGCCTTCCAATGGTTGCAAAATGAAGCTGTAATCATGGTTGCTTCCAGGGATGAGCACTGGATGGCCCGTGTGTTCCCATCGAGTCCCTTGCAGGTAGGGATGTCCGGCAGGAAGGGCACGTGTTGCACCTTTGCGATGGACCCAAGCTTGCCCTAGTTCAGGCCCACACCATTCGAGCTGAACAAGGTTATGCGAGATCTCGTAGATCAGCTCTAGAGGCCCTCCAAACACTTCTTCGAAAGCCTCTGCTATCTGCTCAAAGATAATGATGCGGTTAATAATTGCAAAGTTCCCACCAGCATTGACAGCATTTAGATATCCCTCCCAGTGCGGTGAGTCTGGTGTGAAGTATCCAAGATCAATATGCTTTTGCTCAGGGTGCTCTTGCTTTGCAAGCTCAAAGTAATTCGTTGCAAGACCATGACCAAATCCGCGAGATCCGGTGTGAACTTGCACGAAAAGCGTGTTTGTCTCTAAACACCGCTGAAGTTCTTGGAAGTGGTTGCCGCTACCGAGAGAGCCTAATTGGCGCATTCCCCTCTCAGGCTTGCCCTTACCTCCATAAGGGATACTCCACTCATCATCCACCGGCAACCGATTACGCTCTGCATAGCTGCGATCGATGCGGGACCCATACTTTGAGGTATAGTATTCCGCGCCGCCACGCACAAGATTTTCGAATTCCTGCTCATCAAGTTTTGCTAGTTTCTTTGAGTTGCCTCCCATACCCATCTCAACGCGCTTCATTGTTGCCTTATTGAATGCAAGGCGCTTCTCAGGTGTCGCTGCATCCCACGGCACATTCGACCGTGCCGACATCATTCCGCAGCCAATATCGAACCCTACCGGACCCAAGCATAAGGTACCATCAGTAACTAAAACACATCCTATTGGAACACCATACCCGACATGGACATCAGGAGTGATACACACCAATTTAACTCCTGGAAAGGCAGTGGCATTACATATTTGTTTGTAGATATCGTCCTCTGCATCAATCAGGAGTTGCTCTGTAAGGAAGAGCCTCACCTCGACTCCATTGGTATCATCGGTTGCAAGGCGATAAAAGCCTTGCTCATCCCAGATTGCTTCGTTTTTCCAATTCATGATATTTCCCTTTGCCTAAATTATCTAATTCACTTGCCATCACTTTTTCTGTGAAATATTGAGAGATTATCACAATGTTGTATGTCCCCAAAACCTTGCCATCTTTGAGCACATCAATAAGATCGTCTATGTACCATCCTAAAGAGCTGTAGTAACAAGGCTGACTATAGCAGCGCGATTGATAGCCTCGTTCACCAATCATCGCCAAGAATCGCTCTATGCCAACCGAAGGAATATCTAGCTCTAGCTCTCCCATAGATTATTTTTCCTCTCTCTCAAAGAGCATCTCATCGAGCTTCCTTGACGCTCGTCGCATGCGTCGCTTGTGCGCTGCGACTACCGTGGCAACGAGCAGCGATAAGACAATGATGACAGTGAGTACAGGGCCTATCAGGGTCATCTCAACACCACTCAATCTTGCTTTGCCTCACAAAGTAGTGAGCACCACATTTGCATCGAATTGACGGCGATACTGTGACTGTTCCATTGCTCTCAGTGACTTGGTGTCCAGTGGGACCACTTGGTAAACCACCGGGCTCTTTGCATTCAGGGCAACCAATGAACCAATATTGCCGCTTAGCATCGCAGGTCATTTCGTATGGAAGCAATTCAAGGATATCCTTGTCTACGACCGTGATCTGCGTCAATCTCTGCTCTGTCATAGCCACTTGACCTCATTGTGATCAATGCTATACCTCTGCCGTGCCTTGGCCCCATGGCAATGCAGTGGTTCCTTTGAGCTAACGGCGCCATCTTCGTCGTTCTGGGTGATTTTGTCCACGCTCACTTTGTTACCACATCCAGGGCAGCAAAGAAACCAGCATTGATTTTCGCCGGGTCTCAAGGGTTGACCAATGTCGCCACGCTGATAGTCAAAGATACCCTTGCTGTCAGGGACCACAGTGACATGGGTGATTTCTTGGGTCATCCCTGCCTCTCTTTCCGCATCCGTTCAAGTAGTGGATAGTGCCTCACAAACATCGGAGTAGCAGGGACTGCGTCGAGGTCTACCCTGATAAATTGCTCCTTGCGTACAATGCTCTCGAAGCTAGGACAAGGGCCTTCACAGCCTGCCTTCTGCCATGCGACCACGGCATCACTATGCAGAGCTTTGAGCGCGTTGAGTCGCTCCGCTGCTCGCAGCTCTTTCGCTGCTTCTTCTTCAATTTGCTTGGCTTGCAAGGCATCTCGCAGAATCTCGAGGTTTTGGCGCTGCGATCCAAGATAATCAAGGAGAGTCAGGGCTTGCGTGGGATGAAGATAGATACTCTCAACCCCTTCTAGGAGGACAAAGGGCTCATTGAATCGCAGAGTCACATAGCGAACGTTGATGTTCTCATTCCCTTCCAGGCCAAGCGATGGTAGTTCACAGAGATCATTGATAATCTTTTCGAGATCGGCCATATTTGTTTTGTCTCTCTTTACTTCAATTACTCTCATAATATTCTCGTATTGTGATCCCTGTCTTCCTGAATCCTCCCAGAATACCCATCGGGACCCCGCATTGATTTCAGTGATTGTGAATAGAGGGCATATGTCTTGTTTATCAACCCAGACAACCTTGTCCCCTATCTTCCAATCTTCATAATTGCTATCAAATGTTCTCATCCGCTCTTCCCTCTCTTTGCTGCTTCATTGAATATCTTTGATACTTCCTTGCGTAACACCTTGTTTGCCTTGGCTTCTGCCTTGGGTATCCAGGACTGCTCACTGCTCTTCTTGGCAATCGCGGCAGGTTCAGAGTAAGAGCGTCGCATGTGCTTTGGCTTCCATGGCATGCCGGGCGGACGCGCGTCGTACCACAGGGATTTCTCAGTGTCACTTGCAGAGTCATTCGATGAAGGTGCAGAACTATCATTGTTTGGAGCAGGGGGTTCGTCGCCATCATCACTGCTGCCATCTTCTACGTCGTCGCTGTCGAGCTCAGGACCACCAGATGGGTCTTGACTGCCAAGTGCACCGCCTGTACTGATTGGAGCAAAGTCCCCAACCTTGCCATCGTAGCTAAGCCATGGCATCGGACCATCTTTCGTCATTACGTAGAATGTGTCCCCTCCATTTTTTACGGGTTCTTCTCCACGAGCTGCTAACACCTGGTTCAAAGTGATAGACGGCAATCCTGCTAATCCCTTGGAATACACGGCCATACTCTCTTGCATGTGGAGTTGCCTTGCAGCCTCTGAAACCATTGGGAAGGTGATGCAGAGGTTCACTGCGGCAAAATCGTACCTACCATAGGGTAGTGGCGGCGCATAGTCTGCTACCAATTCTCTATTTAAATAGTCTTCAAGCAGAAGCAGGATAGGGATGAGGCCCTGATCTTCACCGACTCCTTCCATGGTCTCAGCGGTTGCCTTGTTGATGTCAAAGGTCACACCGAGTTGCTGTGGTGTGATCTGAAGCAGTGCACAGATCTTGCGCACAAGGTAGACTTGATACTCAAGAAACTGGTTTTCTTTAGCTGAGTAGACAAGGCGGTACTGCGTCGCGGGAGTCGGACCACCGAACCAGAACAGCTCTTTCTGGCCAGCGATATCACGGTCGTAGGCATCGCGCATAGCTTCGAGCTGCGAGGATGAGGCATTCTGGATCTGGAAGGCGTTCGGTGGAGGCTTTTGCTGCATCATGCGCAATGCTTGCTTTGTCGCCTCAAGGTCCGCTTTGATGGTGTCCATGAGGACCTGGACATATGACAGGGAAAAGCGGTAGGTAGCAGGATTGAGGAACGGCATAATGATCTCATCGTTCCTCAGGGGAACCTTGCGAGATGAGCCGATTTCCTCATAGAGATACCTGGGTTTGTTGGGATCGCCGTCCCAGCCCGGATAGACCTTGATGGTCGATGCATCCTCTGCATACAAGGCGGTCGGTTTCCTGTCCACGGTCATCGACTTGGACCAAGCGCCACGACCCAGCACGATCATATCCTCGACCATCGATGCGGACATCTCTGTCCAGTTCTGCCGCCGCTCGTTGGGTTGGTCCATCATGAGCTCTAAGCTGTATTGGATTTTCTTGTCGTACTTGCGCTTCGGGTCCACGGGTGACACAGCGACTTCAGCGCGACTCACTTGATCCCTGCGGACATTGATTCCTGCACGGAGCCATTCATCGTTATCAGCGTAATTCCTGAGCACAAAGGCATTGGGAACACCTTGGGGTTGATCCTTACTTGTACTCCAACCCGCCATGTTGCCATGACCCTGTGGGTACGACTGTGTCGGTGACTCTCTGAGAAATTCAGGGCTCATCGTGGACTCTCGCAGCATTTCGCGGCGATCTCCACGCTGCAATTCACGGATGTATGGGACGAGTTCAGGATGAGCATTGAGGATACTGGCAGCATGAGAGAAGTCCAAGAACTCCACAGCGGGGGCTCTTGATGAGCTACGGACAGCGCGCTGCTCTGCGAGGGCTTGGCTCCGCTGCAAGCTCACGGACAGTTCCTGGAATGCCGCGCTAAGCGTTGGGTCACTGGCTAAGCGATCCCAGTTCGATGGCTTGGCGCGGCGTCCGCTGTGGTCCTTGACGAGTGTCACGGTTTTCCGTGATTTACGTTGTTGCTTTTTGCTCATGCCCTATCCTTTATGCCCATTTCTCAAGTGTTGGCTGTATGTCTTTTAGCCATGCGCCAAGAAGAGGCATCTCGTTTGCTGGTAGCCCTAGCTTCGCTGCTTCTTCTGCGATATTCACTGACTCACTTTGCAGCCTTGCCAGCAATGCAAGTGCCTCTTGCGGGGTAAAATCCTCACACTTGACATCTCCATAGACACACACAGGACGCCCAAAATTGCTATTAATGCTTCCATCATAGACAGAGAAAAGACGGGCGATATGGGTTTGTTCTTGGTTCAAATAATGCAACATGTGTTTATTCTCTATATCCTCTATAAGAACTAAACATCCGTTCAATTATCGACTCATCCAGGACAGCACTGCTATCATCGATCCCACCAAGGCTCTCCTTGAAACCTTGGAGCAATTCCTCGTCCTCTTCGGCTTCTATTGCCACCTCATCCATGTCATCTACCAGTGTAATCTCGACCTCTTCATTCACGTACTCGTTCTGCCAACACCACAGCCGTGCCTGGAATTCGGTGACGGGTCCGTGAAGGCCAAGAGTGCCATGAGTATTCCAGACATAACACTGCTCGTCGGTGGTCTTGAGCAAGGTAAAGCCTGCTGGGAGTTCCATGGAAAGGACCTTGATTAGCAAGGGGGCAGTGTTTGCAATGCGCTCCCTGACCTCACGATACGGGCGTACATCCTTTGCTGTTGTGAACATGGGAAACCCGTATGCAGAAGCAACGAATTTATCGTAGTTGCCCATGTACCATTGATAGTCCTTGAGCAAGGCGTGGATTGCTGCAATGTCAGCTTCGGATATTCTCATGCTAAATAATCCTCAATCTCCTTATATGGTTCTAAAATTTCCTTAGCCTCATCAGGGCCATAGCGTTTCTTGATCCCATCGTCCGTGTTTCCCTGCTCGTCAATGTCTATTCCGAGGTGTTCAGCGAGCTTAGCAAAGATGACACGGCGTTCGTTGATCGTCATGGCCTGACTCATCTGCTCCCAGAACCGATCCTCTCTCGTCTTGGCAGGGGCTTCGATGATTTGGACATCATCGAAGGTTCGCAGGCAAACACAGTCAAGTCCATGCTTGCGTAGCACATCATTGATATAACCGAGCTGATCAACGGCCGCATTCTTGAAAATCAGCACATACTTCTTGTCAGGCTTCAGCTCAATGACGTTGCTTACAAGCTCTAATGGTTTCAGTGCGTCTTCTTCGTTCATTTATTTTGCCTTCAATACTACAAAAATAATAAAAATAGCATAGAGCACAGCAAACAAAAGAGGAAGCCAAAGTAAAAACAGGGTCGGACGCTTGATACGTCTATCGTTCATCTACAACCCAAACCTTCCTGCCAGGATATCCTTGAGGGCATTGCCTGTCTGTGCTTGTCTCTGCTCTAACTGCACGCGTTGCGCTTCAGTGAGAAAGCCCTGCTCCACATCGTCTGCGAGGTCACGCAGTGCAGGAACATTGATCTCTCCTTGTGGATGTGACTCTCCGAGTTGCTGCAAGATATAGCCATAGGGTAATTCTGTGTTCATCGTAGTCCTCCTAGTCCAACCAGTAATCTACTCAGATTTGCTTGTCGATGAATGCCCTCGTCTCGTCCTTGCTCTTCTTCGTCTTTGTCGTCGTCCTTGTCATCGTCTTCATCGTCCTTCGGCTGTGATTGCACAGGAGCACTCCGTCGTCCTGATGCTGCAACAGGGATAGCCCCAGCGCTTGCCATGCTGTGCACGCCCATCATCAATGAGGACACGCAGTCATCATGGATCTTGATGCCTTCCTCTTGGCTGTCCGGTGCTCCGTAAACGATGTTGCCTGATCCCGATATTTTGTATCCGTAGGCTCTGATTTCTGAGATCATGACCGCGATATTGGGCAAGGAGATCTGGTGATGTTCTGTGGCCAGCTGCAGCCTCTCGACCATCTCTTTCTTCTTGGGGTTGGTCCACACGATCCCATCGACCGCAAAGTCTGCTTCCCTGATCTGCTCAAGGAGAGGGTCACCGACCCCCGTGGCATCCATGACGATCGAGGCACGGTTGTACTTCAAGGCAAGAAGCAGCACACGAACGATCTGGATGCGATAATCCGTTTGGTTGTCTCTATCGAATCCAACGAGGCGGCCATTGTTACAGTCAATGATCGTGATCACTGAGAAGTCCGTGTGCTTCGCTGGGTCCCATGCCAAGACGTAGTAGTGCCCTGGAATCGGGTCCTCTTGATATGAGTTGCCATTGATGACTTTCTTGGGATTGCGGATGCACTCATTGACTCTTTTGAAAACTGTTGCTTGATTGGCCTTGAAAATTGCGAGAATTTCCTGCTCGAACTTATCGTCCGGCATCTTCGAACGCATCTCTTCGATGAAGCTCAATGGCAGATAAGGATTAATCGTTGATGGTGCATTGAAAGACCAGTAGTCAGATTGCAGAGGGTCTTGCCCCAACTGGTAGAGATGATGGAACCAATCGTGGCCTTGCGGTGTCGAGATGAAGACAGCTTCACCATCGGTGTCTGCCAGCATCGGCATCATGACCTCGAACCACGCCCTTGCCTTGATTTCCCTGCATTCATCGACGGTCAAGAAGTGGACACCGTCACCACGGAGATCGTCGGGGTTCTTGGCAGAGCGAAACTCAAACTCGGAGGAGTAGAGCTTGAATTTGAGTTGTGTGTAGTTGGGCTTCGAGGTCATCTGATCCCGCATTGCACGGACAATGTTCTCGAAGGCAATCTTGGCTTGCTTATACGTGGGCGCTACCCACCAATTCAGGGACCTGCGACGCTCGACGCCTTTCTTGACATGTTCGTTGCAGCATCCAAAGGTCTTGCCAGCTCGACGACCCCAACACGACACACGGAAACGAGCCCTTGCATTATGCAATCTGAGCTGTCCCTTGTGTGGCTTGTAGAGCCCAAGGCGTACCTTGCGTGTCGGTGCTTCCCCTGTGGCCAAAGATTTCTCCTTGAATGCGCTGAACGATCGTGTCGAGACAGTGTGGTTGACAAAGCATCCTTGCTAGTCGTCGACATCCGTGTCTACTTCAACGATGAGTTCTGTGTCCTCGTCCTCGTCGGTCTCTGCCGCGTCATTGACGGGCTCGGAGGATTCAGCGTGTTTACGGGGATCGGTACCGCGACCCCAGAAGGTTTCCACGATGACTTCCATCTCAACCTTGCCGCCGTCTTTGCCAGTAACAGCAAGTTGTTTGGTCGCAGCTCCTGCTGCAAGGCGTTCAGCGTCAAGTCCAAGCTTATAGGCATTGACTGTGGCGATAGCACCGAAGTTCCCAGCAGCAATGAGTGTATCCATCTGAGCACGGGCCTTCTCTTGCAGTTCCATGCCAAGCTTCATGTGCCGATCATTCATATTGTCTATATATTCTTGGCGAAGGGCTTTCTTCCGTTCAAGCTGCTCTTCGTCGTGTTGACGGGCGCGTTCGACCCAGCCATAAAGCCGTGACCATTCCTGCACCGTTCTTTCCACGACAACCTTGCCATCAATGGGAATCTTTGCCACCCTGGACAAGCTACGCGTAGTGCCAAGAGCACAGTAGGCGTCAGAGTATGCACGGGCACGCATTGATTCTTTCGGGGGGATTTTCTTTGGGCTGTCCTTGCCTTCCATAGTAAGCTCATCCTTATAGGGTTGTATGGTCGAACGGTATTGATGACAGTATAGCCGATGAGGCAGGGAAAAAGCAAGGAAAAGCCCTGCTCTCTCCCCAAAAGCAGGGCTTGCATTGGAGCTTCAAGGCTGTCCGTGGAAATTGCCAGCACCAAACAGCCGTAGTGGAATAGCTCAATGTTTGTTGTGCTTAGGATAGCACGGCGTGTCAACGAGAGGTTAGTCAGGCCTTGCAAGTTCACCGGCTCCGTAGTGACCTCCCATGATTACATCGAGGAACCAGTGTTTCTCCACGCGACGCAGGTCAATCTCTTCGGGGTGACGACGCACAAACTCCCTGATGGCAGGGTCGGTAAAGAGCCACACATCGCCGCCTTGAGGCTCAACGCGTTCTGTCTTTCGCCGTGTTCCCTTGAGCCAGCCACTTTCAAGCCATCGTTTGGCCTGATGGTGATTACAGCCTAGCCCAAGGCAGAGCCCATGCATCGTATAGCCCTCTTGATAGCACTTATTGATTCCCAAGCGTTTCGCCTTGAGCCGCACAGCCGTCTTTGTGCGGCCTAGATGCTTGGCAATGTCGCCAAGGCTTACCTTGTGCAGAAAGCCTTCCAGGTACTGCACTTCTTCCTCTGTCCATGGAGGTTCCTTCTGTCTCGCAAGGCCAAGGTCTCTGCCCCATTTACGCACCTGCCAGCGAGGCACGCCAAGTCTGCGTTGCAGTTCATCGATGCGCTGCGTGGTTCCGTCATAGAGTGCGAGGATGAGACGTCGGCCAGGCTCGTCCAACACATATTTTTGAGGCATGCCACCTTTGTGAATACCAGTTCTTTTTGCTCCGACCTGCTCAAGCGGCATAAGAGGCTGTGTCACGGGATATTCTCCTTTCAACGATCTCTTGGATTGTCCAGGGCTCCAAGGCCTCTATCGCCTGCCATGATATCAGCGATCCATAGCCAATCAAATTTGCGGGGGTCAAGTTCACCAGGGTGCGCAAAGATAAATTCACGGATATCCCTAGCAGAGAAATGCCATACATCATGCGCAATCTCCATGCGTTGCTTCTTTCCCTTGAGCCAACCTTGTTCAACCCATTTATAGATTTTGTGGTGGTTCACTCCAAAGCCTGCCCTGAGGTCGGCCAAGCTGTACCCATCCTCGTCGTTAGGCTTGTAGAGACCGAGATGGATAGCTTTGAGTCGTACCGCAGTGTATCCACGGTGAAGCTGCAATGCAATCTCTGCAATCCCCATGCTTCCAATGCTACCCTTGAGAAAATCCATCTCTTTCTGGGTCCAGTTCCGATCACGAGAGGGACGTGTGAGGTTCATCTGGCTTGCCCACTTGCAGATAACCCAACGTGGGACGCCTAAGCACTTCTCTAGCTCATCAATGCGTGCCGATGACCCATCATAGCGCTCATTGATGATTTTGCGGCCATGATCGCTTAGGAAATACTTCTGAGGCCTGCCACCACGTTCCAATCGCTTTGCTCCGACACGCGGGACAGGGGCTTCACGGTCAATCATTAGTGATCCCCTTCCTCTCTGTTCTTTGATCGTTCTGCGTCAAATCCACTTGGATATCTTTTCCGTAGCTTTTCGGTGTTCTTATCCAGGACTTCCTTGAGAGGGACATTGAGTGCATTGCAAAGCGCTGTGAGATACCAGAGTACATCACCCAGCTCAAGCGCTATTTTGTCTCTATCTAACTCATGAGAATGAAAAAGCACTTTCTTCAGAATATCACACACTTCTCCCGTCTCACCCGCAAGACCCATTGATGCCATTGCAAGTGTATCGCCATAGCCCTTGGTTCCCACGGTTCGCTGTACTTCTTGCTGATAGAGGTCGAGAGGATGATGATTGCTAAACAGAAAGCCAGCAACGAACTCACCGATTCTGCGATGCCTCTCCTTGTCTGCTTCAGGGAGATCGCGGTAAGGAACAATGTCCGAAGCGCTGGGATCATTGGATTGCTCATAGGCAAGGTCAATCTCAGCCAGACGGACAAGCTCTCCTAGTTTCTCACGGTCGATAGTCATGCCCATCCCCACCTTTCATCCGTGATCTCACACCACTTGCCAGACCGCTCTTCCCATTCCCACTCATCAGGGTCGTCATAGTCAAAATCAGCGGTCTTCACTGGGACCCACGAAGGATCTACGAGGCCAATGCAGACCTCTTCGAGCGTCTTGCCATCCTTGGTTTCTAGATTCCTGCTTCCACCGGGATCAATGTCCATGCCTTCGTAGTCCTTGGCAAGGGCGTCAAGGAGAGGCAGGGAGAGCACTCCGTGGTCATAGATGGTGATGATTGTATGTTCAAATGCTGAGTATGCTGCGTTATTTCCCATTGGTAATTTCTCCTTGAATTACAGGGATTTCATCGAGTGCAATGAGTCCCTGTTGTAGTGCGTACAGTGCCAGCCTCACGCGGTCTGCCTTGTCACCCGTGGCATAGACACCTCTATGAGGCCTCACTGCAAAGCCAAGCTTGCGACGAATACGGCAGAGATGAGAGCGTACGGTTGTGGCGGCCACGCCCATCTCTGCTGCGATCCCAGCATCAGTGAAACCCTTGGCGACCCAGCGCAGGGCCTCGACCTCACGCGGTGAAAGCTTAGCAGTCATTGATCTTCACCGAGAAGCTGCTCTGTCAGATCAACAAGCTCATCTGGTGATTTTGCATCAAATGAGGGTTGTCCGTATTTCTTCCACTCCTTCAATAGCTCTTCCAGGTCTTTGACGTGGCTCACTGCTTGTGCAAGGTCTCCTTGAAGCTCTTCAATGCGTTTGCCTTGATCCACAATGTTTGCTGCCATGGCAACCCCTGCCTCTTGCATTGTGAGGAGTTCGGTTTCTAACGTATGATTTTGGCGCACCAAAGAAGCCGTTTTCTTGATCGACTCTCCGAGCAAGCTCCATCCTTGCATGGGGCCACATTTTGCAGGTTCGAACACGCCCGATGCTGCATACGCTTGCAGATAGGGTAAAACGGCTTGTACCTCCTCTCTTGTGAAGTGCGTATACGGCGCATGCATTGATATGTCCCCGTCTTCCCTGATAGCACAGCGCAAAGACTCCTCAAATGCAACAAGAGTGATTTTCTCGTTGTACGTGTTTTTAAAGCTGATATAGTCTTGGTCTATGGGTGTCTTACCTGTTTCAATGTTCATACCATTTCCTCGCTTTTCTCTGCCTCTCTTGGCAAATCTGGGAACTTCTCTGCGATCCGTGCAATCAAGGCGTCCTCACTCATCCTCTCGACGATTGGCAG